GTCCACAGCTCTTACCTTTATAATTTTTATTCTCTTCTTTTAATTTATCAGGTATCGATAAATAAATTACAAACGACAACTTACCATCATGATCATGTGGTGGGTTAAACTCATACTGTCGTTGAAAGTTACACCACAAAGCAGTCAATGCGTACTCTGGATTACCATGTTCGTATCTTTTATTCTGATATCTTTGAAAAGCTTCATCATAAATACCGAGATAAGGAGATAGATAAGGTATGATTATCTCACGTTGTTTTTCACTATAACCACGTTCTTTTGCTATTTGCCCTGCTAGTCTATCACTAAAATCTTCTTCTGATTTTT